GTCATGGTCATCTACATTCTCTTTTATTTTTTTGAGGATGCCTTTCTTTTCTGGCGGTTTTGTTTCCATTTGTTAATCTTGCCTTGTAAGAATTTTTGTATTCTATCCTTTAACGCATTGATTACAGGTTGTGTAGCCGTTGCAGCCGCCACAGCCGTTACAGCAGTAACAGACGCAGCAACTAGGACTTCTGTCGACGGTAAAGGTATACTAGGTAAGGGTGGAAAGTGTATTTTTGGTGGAGGGTTTTCTGTTGTTTGTACCTCTTTTGTACCTTCGGGTCTTCGTAAATCGCTCGGAGGTACGACCAAAGGTTGATATGTGGGAACATCAGCTGTAGGGAGAGGTAATGAAGGGGTTTCTATTTGTACCGCATCCGGTAACTGTATTGTTGGTAATTCCACTATGTAGGCTCTGTCGGCCATGTAATATTAGATAACCTAGTATCAGATGGAGTTTGATTGGCTGGTAAGTCCCTTAACGCCTGCCTGTAAGCTTTTTGCTCATCTGTCATTGTTCTGTCAGACACAGCCATCCAATCAGATTCCTTTAATTTTAAATTTCTTTGAATCCTTAACTCTACTAAAGCTAAGGACCCATTTGCAGTTTTCCAATCTTCCCAAGCTGCATTTAGCTGCTCGTCAGTTGGTTGTGCATCTGGGTTTCTGCCATCATCATACCATTTTTCAATACTATGAGTATCCCAATTAATAACATACTCATTATTATTTAAGCCAAGCTGCTCAATGGCTAGATCAATGTTTACGTCTGTATTTATAGTCATGTTTAACTCATCCTCATAATAACAACTGTTGAATAAAATTCTAGATCAGAATCAAAATTCATATCCTGTCCAAAACCTGATGTGGTTTTTGTACTACCACATCTATGCTTAAGAAAATAACCTTCTGTAGAAGAATTATATACTCTTCCAAAACCTGACGAAGTAGTCATTGTTGCATCAGCAGCAGCAGATCTAGCATTATTTCCAGTTAATACAGTAGAGCCACCATCAGTAACAATTTTTGCTCTGTGATTATTTACATCAAAAGCTACTGATTCAAAATAAATCAGATAAGCTCCACTCGGTAGTGTAAATTCACCTGTGCTTGTATTTAAAGTAACAAAAGATTCTCCGTCATGTTCTTCAGAATCTAAAACCCTTACTCTGTCTGCTCCTGATGAAAAAGTACCACCATTAGCAGCGTGACTTGCTGTTTCTCTTAACACTGCAATATCTTTACCAACCCCAATACCTGATAATGCGCCAGTTATTGTAACCCCTTCCAAACTGGTTTCTAAACGAGAGAAACCATTGGCATAAAGTGTTACACCTCCTTCACCGGTACATCGTATAATATCAGTTGACCCAGAAACTTGTAAACGAATATCATCATTAGCTTGTATAAAAATATCTTCTCCAGTTCCATTAGCTCTAATCGCTAAATTACCACCACCATTATGATCTATGTATGAATTTGATCCGTCATGGTAAAATTGTATATCATCACTAGTTCCAAGTTTTATTCTTTCATTATCTTCCATATCAATAGTGGAAGGAGCAATAGTTTGATTTGCTATTAAAGCTACAATCTCACTAGCTGTCTGGTTAGCAGTAGCTCCAGCCTCTATTCCATCTAATTTATTTTTTAAAGTAGTTGTAAAATTTTGATCTGTTTGACTTGCAACAGAAAAATCTAAAGTTCCATCACTATCTTGATATGTGACTGTAATACCAGATTCAGTGTTACTAGAAACCATACCTCCGACAATGTCTTGGACTTGTTCGTTTGAGAGTTGAGTATTAGCAGTAACGTAACCAGCACCATTAGTAAGCTGATTATTATTAGTAACATTTGTAGCCCCAGCAGCAATGCCATCAAGTTTTGAACCATCAGAAGCTACATCTCTGCCATCAACTGTGCCTGATACAACAATATCTCCTGTTACACTAATTCCCGAAGAAGTTGTCTCTAGCTTTTTACTGTTGTCGTAATATAGCTCTACGGCTCCATCATCTACGAATTTTGCTGAAGTTTCATCAAATGTAGGTGAACCTATTATTACTTGATTACTACCTAACCTAAGATTACCTGTACCTTCATCTGTTATTTCAGAATGAGAACCTGTATGTCTAATGCGGAAATCATCACTATCTCCAAGAAGGATACTTTTATTATCCCCCATAATTAGTCCAGTGGCTGTTAATGTTCCTGTTAGAGCTGCTCCCGAACTTGTAGTCTCAAACTTTTTAACGTTGTCATAATATAATTCTACTTTACCGTTAGATAAAGCTGTGATAGATTGCTCTCCTGTTTTACCTTGTATCTTTATACCCTGATTACTATTTAATAACTGTATTTGACTACCGTTAGTGCCTGTATTTCTTATACGTGTAATTCCTGTAGGATTATCAATATAAGAATCTGTACCATTGTGGTAAATTTCTAGATCATTTCCTGTACCAAATCTAACTTTTACGTCGTCATTAAAGTCAATACCGTTACTACCGCCATCGGCTGTAGCACCGGTTTCAATACCATCTAACTTTGTACCATCAGCAGCTACGTCACGACCATCCACGTTACCAGATACAACAATGTTACCTGTTACATCAATCCCTGTATTAGTCGTTTCCAACTTAGTTGAATTATTAAAGAATAACTTTACAAATGAAGTAGGAACAGCAGTTAAAGCAAACGTGCTATTATTTTGATCTTTTATCTGAAAAGCATCTGTATTTATAATTAAAGCACCAGTGCCGCTATCTTTTATAAAACTATTACTTCCATCGTGAAGTATTTTTAAGTCATTACCAGTTCCAACTGTAAGATTTACATTATCATTTAGCTTTACGTCACCTGTAAAAGTAGCTCCAGTTGTCTGTACTCCTCCTCCTCCAGATGCTGCTGCAACACCGTCTACCCAGTTCGCACCGTCGTATACCTTGAGTCTGTTAGCAGTAGTGTTAAAGTATAAGTCTCCTTCAGCTACTGCATTACCGCCACCATCTGTTGTAGGGTTAGAGGAAGCAACCTGATATAAATCACTAAAGTTATTTACAGAAGATATATTAGATGAAACATTATTAACACTTGATATATTTGTAGCTGTTGTATTTACATTAGCAATAGCACCGGCAACAGTGTTTACATTAGCAATAGACCCTGCTGTGGTGTTTACGTTAGTAATACTGCCAGCAGCTGTGTTAACATTACTTATCGAGCCTGCTACTAATCCTATGTCAGTACCGTCTGCTGCTACTATACCTATATCAGAAGCATCAGCAGCTACAGCATTTATGTTAGATGTGTTGTTTGCAACTGTTGTAATGTTAGATGATATATTAGCTACAGTTTCAACCTCTGTGGCTTTTGGTACTAATCTGTGAAATGTATATGTATGTAATGTAGTAGTTGTTTCTACTAAAAATCCAAATCCAGAAGTTATGGTAGTAGGTACGCCTGTAATAGTAACGTCATTACCTGTTCCAGCACCATTTGTAATAGTAACTGTAGTTCCACTTGGGACTAAGTTAGTAGACGCTGCGGATACTGACACAATAGTTCCAGCACCATTGTTAACATCTGGGTTAGTTGTAGGAAAGCTAGTCTCGTTTGCAATAGGTACAAAGCCACCAACATCATCAACTAGGTCAATTATCCTGTCGTTGATAGCTGCGGTTGTAGCAATTGTTGTATCGTTGTCTGGAAATGTATCACCATCTTTAATAGTATCTCCAGTGCTTATGTTAAAGTATCTAGCGTCAGCTTCTGTTTCAGTAAAATATCTACCATCTAAAGCACCGTTAGTTAGTTCAGTTTCAGTAAAGTATCTACCATCAAGTGAGCCGTTAGTTAGCTCTGTCTCTGTAAAATACCTGTTGTCTAACTGACCAGCGTCCAGTTCAGTTTCTGTATAGTATCTACCGTCTAACGTTCCGTCAGCTATCTTTGCATCTGTAACAGCATCATCAGCTATTTTAGCTGTAGTGATGTTAGCGTCAACCACGCTATCTGTAACTACAGCATCGTTTGCAAGTTTAGATGATGTAACTGCGTCATTAGCTAACTTAGCAGTTGTAATGTTTTCATTTGCAACGTGTTGTGTATCTATAGAAAGATCAACATAGTGCTCAGAATTAATAGAATCATCTGCAATATTGTCTCCGTCTACTGCATCGTTAGCTAAGTGAACGTGATCTATACTTCCATCTACATAGTGTTCTGAATCAATCGCATTGTCAGCTATTTTAGCTCCTGTGACAGCATCAGCTGCTATTGTTAAAGCTGTAGCTCCTGTAACTTCTCCTGTGTGAGTTGCATTACCGATCTTAGCTGTGTTAGCTGCTATTGCTGTATTTATGGAGTTAGCTAGCTTATCAGCTGTAACTGCATCATCTGCAATCTTAGCTGTAGTTACATTTAGATCTTTTATCTTATCTGTAGTTATAGCTGCATCTTTGATCTCGTGCGTCTGTATTGTCTGCTCTTGCTCTTCTCGTACAGCAAACAATGCTTGCTTAAAATTATTATTTAGATCGTCAGCTTTAATTGATGAGCCAGCTTGAAATACAGCTTTTGGATCATAGTTACCACTATCTGTAGCAACATCTGTCTCTCTAAATATTCTAATTTTTTGAGTGGATAGGGACGGTATATTGCCAGCTGTAAATCTGACAGTACCGCCTGATACGACATTATAAGTAGGAATTGTAAAATGTGTGTCTAAAGTCTTGACAACATTGTCAACTTCTACTTTAACATCTTGTTTTTTAAAGGACGGGAAGGTAAATCCAAAGTCGGCATTATTCGTTCCAGTCCCTTGATTACCGTTGTAATCGACGAAAGTAGCTGCCATTTATTTAGGTATGTTTAGTATGTCAGTGGTTTGTACCCTTTTAAGATACTTTTGACGTTTCTTTTCTTTTTGTTCTTCTATAACTTCAGAAACTTCTTGCATCTGCATTATTGATGCCCATGCTTTACGTCTAGCTTCTTGGAATAAAGCGTCTATCTTGCCATTATGCCAATAGTTTCTAGCATCATACTGAGAACGTTTACCGTCACGTATGTCCTTACGCATTTGTGCAAGTGATGCTATAGCTTTAGGATCTTTAGATAGTTTTTCTAACTCACGTTCTAGATTCTGTTCTCCAATAGCTTTCTGGAATAAAGATCTAATACGTGGTACGTCGGTAAGATTGGTGCTATCTGGTGCATAATATGTAGAAAGTCGTAAATCATAGCCACTATCGAAAAGAAACTGTCTACCGGGGCTTTGATCTAATGTTAAGGTAACTGGACTAAAAGTATTAAAAGCTCTTGTTAAAAAGTCCCATTGCTTAATAGGCTGTCCATTTAGAATATCATACTTAACAGGAAGTGACTCTTTTGTAAAAGCTTCTGTAAGCAAGTTACGATTTCGTAAGGACTGGTCTATACCAGAGCCAATCTCACGCATGTATGGTGTAAATAATCTACCCATCTCATTACGTAAACCAGCAAGTGGTACAGTGTTGTTAGCTAATCCAGCTATAATTCTGTCAAACTGACCGGGGCGACCAGCAAATAAATCAACAAAAGACTGTATACCAGCAAGATAGGATTTACTTGTTATAGCCTGTGCAACAACTAAAGATACTTTTTGTAACTCTCTTTCCGTCCACTCTTCACCCATAAGTAAACTTGCGTCACCTATATCAGCGATTGTAGACATAATAAGGTTGAACGGTTCAAAGGTATCATAGCCTACACGTACTCCACCCAGTTTTATAGTTCTAGGTTCATACTTAGTGTCTAGCCATAACTGTCTTTTCTGTCTGTCAGCTGGGCCGTTACCTGTAAGATCTCCACGCATCCATGCCATTGATGCCATAAATACAAGAGCAGTGCCCATAGCAAATCTGCCTGTCTGTAATGCCTTAGCATTGGCTAACTCGACTGCGTTTGTAATACCATAGCGTTCTACATTTTTTAGATTGCTAGGTGATGCAAATGCAATGTCGTTAAACTCTTTGACTAAGAAGTTAAAACCGGGTGTATGCTTTGCTGTAAGTGCAAGACCATTAACACCAGTTCTAGCAAATAGAAAGAATGGTTTTGCCCAAGGGTTAGCACTAAAGACATCGTTAAGACCTTTTGCAAAGCCTGTAAGCTCCTGTGTAAGTGTTACTTCTCGTCTAGCAAACTGAGTAGCTTCATCTATAATATTACCTTGTGAGTCAAATACTTGTGCATAGAAGTCATCTTCGTATGCTCTCATAACCTCTGGTGTTATCTCTGGTAGCTTGATACCATCAGCAGATTGTAGGTCAAGAACATTACGCATAGCTTTCTCACGCATCTTAGCACGACCTATGATGTATGCAAACGCATCGTCAGTTGCGGCCATGATCTTAGTAGAGTATGTGAGTAAGTTACTGTTGTTCATAGACCTTGCCATGTTTGCTACTGCAAATGCTGCACGATCTCCAAAACTAGCTCTACCACTG